GCAAATAAATATCCCGTTCCGTTACCCGGTCGATTTGGTAAGTGCCGTCAAGATTGATAGGCGTTACAACGGATGGCCCTGCAATCTTAAAATAAAATGGATTAGTTTTACCCCCCGCCATGCTTTCTAAATCGTACCACCCCTCGTTCACATTAGAGGGGGTCACAAACTTAACCCAAATAAATGGCGGGGGGTTAAGAAAGCTGTATCCTTCGACTTGATCAATATGATAAAGCCCGTCAAAGTTGCTCGTGCGCGGTGTGCCGCCATCGTCCCAAGCATACTCGGAATCGGTCACATCAACCGCGCCCCGTAAAATCTGATAAGGGATCGGGGAAGGGTCGAGATACATCAAAAGAGTCCCCCCCTCATTTACAAAGTAACCAAGCTTGGGGGACGGAAACGGGTCGGGTAGTGTTTGAAAATCAGGCTGACTTGACCCCGAAACCTGCACAGAATCACCGTTAGTAAAGAAGTCACGGAAATCGATACCAAGATCAAGGCCCCTAATCCCATACTCTGTCCCGCCATCCTCTGTTTTGTTTGTGATAAACCCAACGTTACTATCCCCCTGAACCGTTCCGCTATTTGGTGCGCGAAGCACTTGCCCATTTACAGCGGTGCTTTTCACTGTGGATACAAACACATCGGAAATCTGCTCCCCGACAGTAAGTTGCTTTGGCGATGACGGTAACGGTTTCGTAAATGGCTCAAATATTTCAACACTCGCCCCATCAATCTGCTCTACGGTAGTCGTGTCATCTTTCACCTCTTCAGCCGGAATGTCATACGCCCCGCGCCCGATACACATCAAGGAATGTTCAATGGGTTGGTTGCCTTCCCATATCGTATAAACCGGCGCGATTAAGTCAGGCGTTGACTGAACCGTTCCGTATATGTCGGGGATTCGGCCTTTTGGTCGTGGTTTGTTTGTGCGCCCTGACAAATCGTTATTCGGGCTTTTGTTCGATTGGTTTTTAAGTGTGGCAGGCGGTGGCAGGTCTGGCTGTAGCAGTACCGATGCCCCGATAGCAACAACCACCGCGACAGCTATGTAAAGTAGCGTCATTGGATCGGCTGGATAGATAATAACAAACAGCGTGCCTTCAAGCTCCTGAAGTGCTTTAACCTCTGCGGTGTTGCTCGGTGTCACATCATTATCAACAGCAACCTCGTTGTGATAAATCCGACCAAATTCGGGGAAGGAACCAAAACGCTCTGCAAGTAGCGGACACAGGTCTCTATCCGTGAAGGTTTCCCACGTTGACGGCTCTGCACTATTCTCTGCTAAAATTATTTTCAAGGGCATTTGTAATATCTCACTTTAGTAAATCCAAAGCTGGCAACATCGGCGGGCTGATATGCAACCCCGTTTTCTTGAATATGCAACACGCGCCCTTCAAAGTAAATACCAACGTGTGGGGGCGTTCGGGGGCGGTGCATCAGAACCAAGCAAGGTGATTTTGGCTTTGATAGCTTAATGAAGCTTTTCCGAAGGTTCAACGGAACGGTTCGGTCAGTGATTGGCTTTAGAAATCCATCCATCTCGGATTGAATATTGGTTCCGGTGAGATGTTCCCACACGTCACAAGCAAACGAAGCGCAGTTGTAGGTCTCCGAATACTCTCGCCCGAAAAAGTGGTCAATGGTCATAGCGTACCGCGAAGCATCGGGAATCGTTCAAATGTGTAAAGCTCGCCCGTTGTCGTCAGGTTCAACGAAGGGGCGCGAGCGGTGAATACAGCCCCTTCGCGGTTGCAGGTGACTCCTTGCATCTCTAAGCGCAACGGACCCACCAGCGGGGCGGTCAGGTCGTCCGAGCGGTATGTGCGGTAAAGCACGGTCGGTCTTGTTTCAAATCCATCTGCGGCTATCACTGCGGCAATCTCTTCGTTTATCAACTCTCCAAGGTCGCCCAGCGTCACGCTGATACCAAAATCAAGATTATCAACACTGTCGGTCGGGTCAATGCGGAGCGGGTAATATTCAAAGGCTTGCGATGAACTGTCCTCAAGCGTTGCGGTCAGCCCTTCGGTGTTGTTCCGCACAATGAAATAATCCTGCGAAAAGTTTGGGTGAGTGATTTCCAGCGTTTCATATTGGATAATCGCCGAGGAGCTATTTAAAAAGAATTCGTTATAGTCAGGCATATCATCCCTTTCATTATGGAGCTGTGTATTCGACTATTTCCAGCTGAGCCGATACGGTGAATGTCTTTCCAGAATTTTGCCCAGATTTCACGCTTCCCACCACAAAATAGGCTTTGTATGTGACAAGGTTTTCGGTTTCAACAAGCAAATCAATAAGGAAGGGCAATGCGCCAGAGCTAACCGTATCCCTGAAAAAGGTGCGGAACGTTGCATAATCCGTCGGACCGAGTGTCCATACCACGCTCACTGTCTTGGAGGCGTTTGCAATGTCCTTCCGATAACGAGATGCGCCGCCGTCGAGCTTCACGGACAGAACCTCGTCGCCATCTGAGAAACCATAACCAGCTTGATTCGGTGTTAGTGATAAAGTATCCATTATCTGCGCCTCGATGCTTCATAGTTTTTATTCATGGCTCTTGAAGTCCGCCCGTTTGCGTTCCCAAGGTCGCCAGCAATCACGCGCGGTGCATCTGTTTGAACAACCTCTTTGGCAACGTCACGAGCAATGATTCTAACATCGGTCGGCGAAACTTGTTCAACAGAAATCTGCGAGTTTCCGTAATTTTCAACCGAAACACTCATCGAAACATTCCCGCCAACGGTTCCGCCGCTCTTCATGGTCTCAAGTGCTTGGCGGTTTTGAGCAGTCGCACCTGCTGGCATTACGAATTCTTTCCCGTGAACAACGCCTGCAATCTGATCAACTGCCCCGCTTCCGGTATAGCCGCCGTCTTTGTAGCCAGTCAGCGCAAGAGAACTTGATAGCGCGTGCGTGGAGGTTATCCCCGCCGCCGCCCCGATCGCGTTCGTGCCGAATGATGCAAGAGACACAGCGGCCTCTGCCGGTGCCCAGGCCGAAGCAACTATTCCAGCATTTGCCACAGAAGCGGCGACTGCGGTTTGTGCCATTGTTCTAGATGTAACGAGATTGATAACCTGCTGGATTCCCAACTTCACAATCCCAGAAATCAATTCAGAGATAGCAGAACGAGCCACGTCGCGCATGGCGTCGCCAAGATTTTCAGAATAAACAATCGCTTGACCTATGCTGTCAGCAAAGCCATCGGTCAGGTTCGTCAAGAATTGAGTCTGCACCTCACCCATCCCCGCAAACATCGTGGTATAGCCTTCGGTCACACCAGCAAATGCAACCGTCCAAGAATCAGCGAAGTTTTGGGCAAACCCGCCTGTGCCTTCATCGAGACGAACACTTGCACCTTCGCCTTGAATCTGAGACATAGCCGAGTTGAATGCTTCGGCGGAAATCAACTGCGCTTTCAGTGCCTCGGTCAAAACATCAGCCTCGACCTTTAAATCAACGAGCTTGTTTTTAAACAGGTCTGCCCCTGCGCCGTATTCGCTGAATAACTCTGCCTTTTCAAGTTCGCCGCGCAACTCAGCCATTCCGGTGAATAATGCCGTGGTTCCGATATAACCGGCGGTGAAGGCGTCCATGAGCGCGTCCATCTCGGTTTTTAGGTCTACCACCGCGCCAGCCGTGTCTTTGTATACCGACCGCAACGCCTTTTCAGCAACTGCCGCCTTTTCGTGCGCGGTCACGGTGTTGAGCATTGCTTTGCGATATGACTCGACCGAAACCCTGTTATCGTCGGTGATTTTAATTCCGGCCTTTTTAAGCATATTGTCATAGCTCTGCATTTGCTGGACAATGCCGAGACTCGCGCCGACCTTTCCGAATAACTCAGCCTCCTTGTCTAGATTGGTATTGAATTTGTCCTGAACATCGTCAAGCGAGGTCATGTCCGTATTGTATTGAGAAAGCGCGTTGTTATATTTTTCCTGCGCGAGTCGCAATCCATCAGTGGCGTTGCTGGCATTGTCTGAGCCTGTCCGCAATTCGTGCAAAATCTCTAGATAACTTTTAACTTGCGAGGAGCCTTTCCCGTACTCCGCTATCAAGTTCTTCAGCATTTTCACTTGGAGCCGAGCCTTGTTTGCCTCTCCCTCAGCATCTATGGCCGCATCTCTTGCTCTGGCATAATCGAACATTGAGTGCATCAACCCGGGCAATGAGGTGTTTTCCAGCACAGCCCATGTCGCCTTCAAAGCCCCCCATTCGCTGTTATTGGATGCCATTGCGTTGGTGAGATATGTAAAGTCATCGGTTAGTCCGCCAATCATCCCAGCTAACCCGCTTGTAACTCCCGCTCCTGCGTCAAACGTCCCCCACAGCTGAACAAATGTATTATGTAGCTTGGTGATTGATTGACCGACCGTTTCAGTGGTCTTTCCAAAGCCTTCGGCTAATTCGTCCTTCGCCGC